TCTGCCTATTATTTATGAGTTTCCAAAGCAGATGATTGAAAAGAAATTGCACCTTGTTCCAAAAAACTTTTATATCCCGAATCCAAACCTGGGCGCGTCCGTTGATGAAGAGTTCTTAAAGCGGGAATTCAAAAAGGCTGAAATTGAAGGCGCACAGTCCAAGCAGAGCTTTCTTGCTAAGCACCTAAATATTCAGATTGCAACGTCAATGAAGGCCCAGCGCTGGGCAGGTGCGGACTTCTGGGAAGCGGCCGCGGGCAAAGTTACCCTTGAGACCATTCTTGAACGCTGCGAAGTAATCGAAATAGGAGGCGACGGCGGCGGCCTCGATGACCTTTTGGGTATGACCGTAATTGGCAGGGATGCCGAAACCGGTGTATGGCTTTGGTGGTCCCGCGCCTGGTGCCATGCAATCGCCCTTGAACGTCGGAAATCAGAAGCCCCTCGTTATCACGACTTTGCTAAAGACGGAGATTTGATCATTATCGATGAGATTGGCCAGGATGTGAAGCAGTTCGGTGATATCGTGAGAAAGTGTGACGCATCCGGATTACTTGACCGGATCGGCGTCGACCCATCGGGGATCGGTGCGATTGTCGACGAGCTGGAGAACGGCGACGAAAAGGGCGAGGGGAAAATTGAGCATGAGCGGATCGTCGGCATATCTCAGGGATGGCGTTTAAATAGCGCCATTAAGACTACAGAACGCAAAGTGGCGGCAAAAGAGATAATCCAGGACGGCAGCCGGATGATGGCCTGGTGTGTCGGTAACGCCAGAGTGGAACCGAAAGGAAATGCAATCCTGATCACGAAGTCAGCCAGCGGGACCGGGAAGATAGACCCACTCATGGCCGGATTGTCAGCCGTGGCACTGATGGCTATGAATCCGGAGGCAAAGCGGCAGAAGTCCGTTTATGACGGCATGACCGCGGAAGAAATTAAACAACGTATGACGGTGGGGTGAATATGGACGAAATTCTTGAAGGCTGGAATGAAATATCAAAGTATTTAAAAGTCAGTGATAAAACAGCGATACGGTATTGGAAAAAAAAAGGTTTGCCGGTAAAAAAGAATCGTGCCGGTCATCCTGTGATAACGAAAGCAGTTGCCGAAAATTGGAAACTTAACGAGCTCGCCGCTTAGTTGTCCGCTTTTGTCCCTATTTTGTCCATGTTTATACCTATTCTGTCCGTATCAAATCAATAAAACATCCGTCATAATTGAGCCGTAAATTTGAATTGAATTTTTTTGTCAGTAATTCTTTTGCGGTGAGATTGTGATGAAATAGTGAAAGCAATTCAGTTGCTCAAAAAAGTTTCTTTCCGGGACGTGCTTCTTGTCTCTGGCCTGGCGTTAATCGGCGTCGGGCTTTACCTGTTTGCGCCGTGGGTATCGTTTACCGTCTGCGGAGGGCTTATCTTCGCGGGCGGTTTTTTTATGAAGGCTGATTAATGGGACTCTTTGACGCCATAAGACCGAAAGCAATGAGTAGCGACGAACTGTCAAGGCTGATCCTGTCAACCTTTGGCGGCGGCGAAACGTCTTCCGGTCAATCGGTAAACTCCAACACGGCCATGAGAGCAATGGCTGTTCATTCATGTGTAAAAATTAAAGCTGATTCAATCGCGCAGTTGCCATGCCATTTATACAAAGAAGTCGAAAAAACGAAAGAGAAAGCAAAAGATCTTCGACTTTACCGGCTTTTGCACCGGCAGCCGAATAGCTGGATGACCGCACCGGAATTTTGGGGAATGGTTTCGGCTTGTCTGGATCTTCGTGGGAATTTCTTTGCACTGAAAAGCGGCCTGCCGGGGCGTGAAGTTCGGGAGCTTATTCCCATACCGATGGGGCGCGTTCGTGAAGTAGTCCAAAATCCTGATTATAGCCTTACTTATAAAGTGGCCCGCCCTGATGGATCAACTATCGACCCGATCCCGGGTGAACGCATTATGCATATTCGCGGCCTCGTTCTTAATGGCTTCATGGGACTTAATCCTATTGAGTACGCCCGGGAAAGCATCGGCCTTGCCCTGGCTACCGAAAAGCACGGGGCAAAATTATTCAAGCAGGGAACAATGCTTGGCGGCGTGTTGACGTTTCCCGGAAATATTAAAGACTCAGGAACCCGCAAGGCAATCCTTGATTCATTCAATGACGTTCATTCATCCGTTGAGAATGCACATAAAACGGCAATGATGGAAGACGGGATGAAATGGGAAAAACTGGGCATGTCTTCCGTTGATTCTCAGTTCCTGGAATCCCGCAACTTCCAGAAAAAAGAAATTGTGGATTTGTTTTTCGGTCTTCCGCTTTCCATGCTGCAATCCGGCGAAAAAGTGGCGACGTATGCCAGCGCCGACGCCTTTGACCTTGAATATGTCAAATACGCACTGACTCCGCGTCTCGTTAATATCGAAATGGCGATTTTCCGCGACCTGCTGGATGAAGATCAAAAAGAAAATTATTTTGCAAAGTTTTCCACGGGTGGCCTTTTGCGCGGCGATACGGCGGCGCGGACTGCATACTATGAAGGCATGGTCAATATTGAAGCCATGAACCCAAACGAAGTTCGCGAGCTGGAAGACATGAACCCATATGAAGGCGGCAATGAGTACAGAACGCGAACCAGCACGATAAGTAAAGATAAGAAAGGCGGTGATAATAAGGGAGGCCAGGACGATGAATCTTAAATATCGCAATCAAAGGAACGCCGAAGCAACGGCCCGGTACTGGAATAAGCCGATTGATAAATCCGATTGGTACAAGATCGAAGCGCTTTCCGACGATAATACTGAAATTATGATTTATGACGTCATTGGCTGGCCGTTCAATGATGCTGGTGAAATCATCCGGGCCTTGTCCGGAATCAATACAAAGACCGTGACCGTCCGAATAAATTCCCCGGGCGGCGATGTTTTTGACGCCATGGCTATTTTTAACGCCCTTCAGTCTCACAAATCGAAAATAATCACCCGTGTCGAATCTCTCGCAGCGTCCGCAGCGTCGTTTCTTGCTCTGGCCGGCAAAGAAGTCCAGGCCTACCCAAACGCCATGTGGATGATTCATGATCCGTGGGTGCTCGCCGCAGGGAATCAATATGACCTGCGCGAAATAGCCGACATTCTGGAAAAGATCAGCGGCAACATGGTTGATATTTATTCCCAGAATTCAAACATCGGCAAAAAAGAAATCCGCGACATGTTGAAAGCGGAAACGTGGTTCACCGCGAAAGAAGCAAAAGAAAAAGGCTTTATTGATACCATCCTCGACGGCAAGGCGGCTAAAGCTCAGTTTGATTTGAGCATGTTCGCCCATGTGCCGGATGGTTTTACAACTAACGATCACGATGAACCCATTGCAAGAAAATACGAGAAGGCCCTGCGCGATGTAGGGGCTTCCAAAAATGAGGCGCGGGCTATTCTGGCGCGAGGCTTGAAGTCCGGAAATCTGGAAGAAGAAGTTTTGGCAGCAGAAAATTTATTAAAAATAATCGGAGGAAAATAAAGATGGAACTCAAAGAAACCATTGAAAGTATCGGCAGGGCATTTGAGCAGTTCAAGGCTGAAAATGATGCGCGGCTGAAGGAAATCGAAAAGAAGGGCAACGCTGATCCGCTGCTGGCTCAGAAAGTTGAAAAGATCAATGCTGATTTAACGGCGCTGAGCGAAATGAAAAGACAGCTTGAGGCCATCGAAACAGCTGTTGCCCGTGGGCAGTTTCCTGGCGGCGGGGGAGGCGATATGGATAAGGCAAAAGCGGACTATAGAAAAGCGTTTCTTGCCTATGCGCGGAGCGGTGATCGGGCCAACGACCTCAAGGGATTGGCGGTAAATGCGGCAATGACCACACAGGATGATACCGAAGGCGGATTTCTGACGACTGACCCCGTAAAGGGCGCAATGCGGGAAATTCAGGATACTGTGTCCGCGATGCGTGGTTTGGCAACTGTTGTCTCTATCGGTAGTAACGAGTGGAAAGAACTTGTCGATATGCTCGGGGATACAGCAGAGGATGCGACCGAAACGAGTACCCGCAACGAAACGGATACGCCGGGATTCAAGGAAGTTTCG